ATATCTCGGATGCGAATACAACCACTCCTCCGAATCACGTTGTGCGTTGTTCCGGTGCATGATCTTCTTCAGTATCCTTGCACTGGCCCCAGGATGTGTGTACACCCTAGCGGCAAACGTGCCCAATGGTGTGATATCACCGGTCCATGGCCGTATGTCAATCTGTTGCTGAAGCCAATAGGCCCTGCTCCAGGGACACACGCTGACTATGGAAGCGAAGTATTGGTTCCAATTAACCTCTTCGGCCACCCTTTTTCTTGCCACCTCTTTTTCCACCTTTTTTTGTCTTGTGCTTCTTGCCTTTTCTGTGCATAGCGTTTGCGTCCTTCCTGCGTTAAGCAAATTTTTTTGCGTAGTTTTTTTTTAGCGTTTGCGGATCACACGTCCACGTGCGGTCCTCCTTTGAGTCCTCACACGCTTCCTACCATACCTGCGACCTTTGGCACGTCCACTACGGGGTCCGGAGTAGGAGGTCACGAAGGTGTTGGGTATTGAAGTTCCGCTTGGCATATGATTATTTAACAGATTGGGTGCCCAGGGTATGGCAATACAAGTATAGACAAAGGAGTCTAACCTGGGCACATGGTTATTTAATCTGGATCAGGCCGGCACCATTAACTTAAAAGGTGGTCGAGGAAAATCGAGGTTACACACATATTACCAAACACAGTTTTTTTGTGGCCCGTATATAACACCCACCAGAAGTGCTGACCCTTACCAAATTTTGAACTTTATAGCCATATCAGAAGGGTCAGGACCACCGTGCACCACCGTGAGCCAGACGGGCCCAGAGCCACAACACGGTACCACCACCGCGGCTACTCTAGGAACCACACCATATGGTGATCAGAGTGCCTACGGTGAAGCAACGGTTTGACCCAGAATGGCCAGGGTGACCTAGGGTGATCTACGGTGATCTAGCGGAATGGTAAAGGTCAAGCACCAGATTGGCCCACCGTGATCTACCGTGATCTACCGTGATCAGGGGGAATGGTAATGCTTTTAAGCCAGGTTGGCAATCATATTCAGGCAGGCTCAACCAACCTTATCGTATGGATCGTTATGTCAGGAATTTACCAGCACCCCCAGTTGGCTATGGATCGTGTTACCAGGGGCACTGTACTTTTTAGATTTAGATACAACCACACACCAAACTAAAGAAAGCGTGTCGTTGTAGTATGATTATAGCACGGAACTGAACACCCTGTCAAGCCAAATAAAAAACAATTTACGCGAAAGAATCACTTTACAAGGGGTTTTATTTCGTGTATAATAAATACAGTTACAACAAAGGCACTGATGAAATGACACACAATTACAACCTACAGGGTTTGATCGCACAGGCAGATCAACAACGCAAACGGGATCACGAGCAATGGGATCAATTCGTTGATCAATTGGAAAACCCCCTACGGGATCGTATCTTACCACGACACCCAGACACACAGCATTTGAGAGCGTTTATGGCACACAGGGCCACGGGCATACACAGACACACCAGATTGATACACAAGTTACAGCACTACTTTGATCAGCAGTGTCCAGATCTATCTTTGAGACCAGAATCAGGTCTTATTGAACAGGGTGAGCCAGCCGCAGACTACTCGCACAATTGGCACGGTCGTGATGATATGTTTGAAGTACGAGCACAGCGTAAGGGATCACCAGAAGCAAGGGAACTAGAACAACTAATGAAACAGAGGAAACAGGGATGACGGATGAACTTACCAAACTGATGAACAAGGCAGTTGATTGTAGCGATGAGCGGGGATACTATCGTGACACTGACAAGGCACTGAAGCAGATATTTGAATTCTTTATAGAATACAGACCGCAGATAGCGGAACTCACGGCAAGACGTGACATATTCAGGGACATAGATTTACCAGCACTGGTCCAGGCACAATTTACCGTACGGCAGTTACCAGACGTGCTGAAACGCATAGCACAGTTGGAACACGGGTTGGAAAGGGTCAAGCAAGACCAAGTGACCAAACCAGACCTTACCAACCAAGTGTTACCAGCAAAAGAGGAAGACATCGTGGCCAAGGCACAGCGGGTTATGGGTGACAGTTACCAACCTCCCGCGGTAAAGTTATTTGACTATGGGGATTGACACAGCGTTGAATGTATGTTAAAATTAACACAAAGAAAGGCACTAAAATGGAAGACTACACACTAAAACAGTTAGAAGCACTGCTGAAGTTGAAATACCTACAACAACACAGCGATGGTGTTACCAACCTTATGTACGATGATTGGGTTGATCAATTAGATGAAAAGATAGCGACACCAACCATAGAGGAGTATCTGTATGAAAGACAAAGATAAAGCCACACTACACATAGATGGGGACAAGTTTATGTCGCAGTTGATATGGAACAGCGACACAGCACCAACCATAGATGAATGGTTAGATGAAACCAGCGATTATTGGCAACAACAAAACAAACAAGCATATGATGATCATACGTGTGAAGTCATAGATGAATGGTTAGACAACGACAGTGATCTATTAGAATCAGCCAGAAAGGTTACAGAAAGAAAGGAGCACAAGGATGACTAAAAACAAAAAAGTATCTAAAAAATTCATAAAACAAGTCAATCAAGCAATGGTTGATAGCGAACACGTTGTTATTATGAGTTATGGCAAAGACGGCAAAGTCACTGTCAGGGATACAAAAGCCAAGAAACAACAAGTAATAAAAGGAACACAAGGATGATTAAATTGATAGTGATTGCCAGCACAGCGATAGCAGTATATGGGGTGTTATGGTACTTCAGCACCAGTTTAGGCTTATAAACTTTTACCAGCGTTAGATCGCTTTATATAAAATATTACCATATTATGATTTTTTTACCAAAAAAAATATAGCGAAGGTCTTTACCTTTACCAAATCCCTAAAATAAAGGGCTTTACCTTTACCAATATCTTGTTGCGAAGGTCTTTATCTTTGTGATCAATCAACCAACAGCAGTATGATGATGAACAGTTCTACCACTATGGCCGTGTGGTACATGGTCCACAGTATGGGATAGGATTGTTTTTTCTTCATGAGAACCAAACTATCAGCACGTACCTTGTGCCTGACGTGACTGGTGTGACCTCATGTGGGTAACAGAAGTTGCTGGGGAAAACCACAGCATCACCAGTGCGTAGATCAGGCACTTGATACTGTCCCTGCCAGAATCGCAGTGCTCCACCCTCGTAATCTTGATTCAACACGATGCTACTGCTCAACGTCCTGTTGGCACCACCGTAGTGATCTATGTGTTCTTCAAATTTATTGCCTGCCCCGTATCTGATCAACTGCACACCCGTGTGTTCTGTGGCCTTGTGATGGTATGGATACTGTTCAATGATGTGCGTGAGTGCTGTTTTGATGTTTTTCCAGCAGGGTCCACGATCTTTGTCCAGCATGGTGAATTCACACACACGTGTGTTGGTCACTGCATTCTGTGTGTTTGTGAGGGCACTCTCGGCAGTGGCCCAGCCCGACCATGCGTCTGTGCTGTCTGGCTGTGTGCGACTCCATTCAATGATCTCGTCGCAGGTGTGCGGGCTCAACAGGCCACGGAACTCCGCGATGTAGCCACGGAGGTCCATTTGATTGGCCAGTTGCATTATTTCTCTAGTCTAGATAGTTGTTCGTAAAGATTGTACAGTTTCTGTCTGTGTGTCTCCCCAACAGGATCTCCAGGGGGCAGTTTGAACTTGTCATCCTGTCTCATGGTCCTGATGTCTTCCCTCACGCTGTTGGCATCCCTTGCGGCCGATGCCTGTGTGTTGGTGATTGGGTTTGGCATCCTGTTGTTTGACATCAACTGCTCCAAGAACTGTATGCCCTCGGCAGTGTCAACCAACGGTTGTTCTAACACACGCTGTGGCAGTGTGCCTGCATATTTCTTGACTGATTCAAGCCTGTCCGCGTAGTCGTTGCCCCATTGTTGTTGCAGTGCTGACTGCTCCTGATCCAGGTCAACCCTGGGTGCGTTGGACAACTGTTGTGTGATCTTGCCCATCTGGTCTGAATACAAGGCCATGGCAGTCTTCACCTGGTCCTGTGTGAAATTGGCTTTCTTGAACACGTCAGTTACCTCTTTGTTTAGGTCCTCTGGCATGTCATCCAGTCCCATGTCCTTGGTCATTGAGAAATCGTAGGTCTCTGGTGCCTTGTTGGTGCTGACCTTTTTCTCCAGTTCAGTGTATGACTTGGCCAGGTCCTCTGGTGTCTTGAATTTTTCTGGCAGCCATTCTGGTCTCTCTGGTTGCTCTGCCTCTTGTGCTTCCGCACTGGGCACAGTCTCTACTGGTGCTTCTGGTTGTGTGTCTATAAGATGTTCCGCTGGTGCGGTTGCTTGTGTGTTTTCTTCTGGCATTAGATTATATGCTCCTTTTTGTCGTTGTTATGAACACTACGTTCACGGCACATATTATCTATCCTCCTCAACAGTTGTTGTTGTGCTACTTGATACACAGCCGCATAGGGGTTTGGTGAGTCGCTGGTCACACGTGTCTGGTGTATGACCCTGTTTAGGTCCTCGTACACTGCCTTGCCTGCTGGTGATTCAAATATCTGTCGATAGAATTGTTGTAGTTGCGTTTGTGAGTTCTTCATGTTCAGTTTTTTTAGTTACAGTTGTTGTTCGTTTGTGACTGTATTTATAAAGACTAAACTGATGGTGGCTGATTTTGCTGTTGTAACTGCTGTGCCAGTGCCTGCAACTGTTGTGCCTGCTCCTGCTGTGACTGTTGATCTATGGTCTCCTGTACCTCTGCTTCTGACTTCAATACTTCTGGTGACATGTCTCCGTCCCTTAATATCTTACGTGCCAGTTTCTGTAGATCTAGATTTACCAATGCGTTAGGTCCCAACTGTGTGATCGTCTGTACCAGTTGTAGGTCCCTCGTGATCTCTGTGAGTGCGATACCTCTCTTGACTGCACTGTTGACTACCAGTTCGCTGATGTCACCAAACCTAGTGAAGTCCTCTATCTCACCTCTCAATTGCAATCTCTTGATAAGGTTGCCAACCAACGGTCTCAAAAATTCTTGTTCTAATCTCAATCCTGATGGACCTATTCGTCTATAAAATTCGCTTTGACGTATCTGCACTTCCGTTGCAGTTTGATATTTTGATTCATCTGGTGGTAGTATCGCGTCATTGAACATCATACGTCTGATCATGGCCCTGTGATCATTGATTGTTGCTTCCGTGATGTTGAGTTGTCCAGGAAATGGTATGGCCTGTAATGGTGAATCAACGGTTATTACATCTCCCGGTCTCAATTTCATGTTAGCGAAATTTACTGCTGTGTCTGAATTGACCTGCCAACTGCCCAGTGCTAGGTAAGAAGCGGCCTCCATGAACAACATCTGTGCTTCATTGACTACCCTGATGTGCGGTAATGCTTCTCTTACAGGACTTGTTCCCCACATATCTCCCACTGTTTTTGAAAAACGAAATACGGTGAACATTTGCACAGGCATCGTGGTTTGTTTTAGTATGTCCATCTGTTTGCCCACTTGTACAGTGTATGTGAAATCTTGTTGGTTTGGTGGTCTGAAACAACTCTCCAACACCTTGTGTGTCTTGTAAGGATCTTTTGAACAGTCCTTGAATGTTTCTTCTGGTAAATTTTCTTTGTAATTTTCTAACAGGTAATGACCTGGTAATTCGTGTTCTCTGAAAACAGTTTCAATCTCACCTTGATAGTTGTCCAGGAAATACAGTTGGTGGCTAGGGACTGCCACGAAGTCAATGTTCTTGTCCTCGTACATACCTATACAACCACATCCTGATATCACAGCATCTGTCAATGCTTCTGATGCCGCTATGTAGAAGTTGCTGTCTCTGATCGTTTTGAAAACAGATCTGTTGGCAACGTCCAATGCTTTCTTGACGTCTGTCGCTACTCTCTCCTTAAGATCTTCTCGCACGGAAAGAGTGGCCCATTGTTGGTTTTGCGGAATCAACAAATTTAGGATCGTGGATACTAGTGTCTGCACACCATCTGGTGCTGTGCTGTCAAATATCTTTGTTCTGTCAGTTTGATTTGCATCTTTTCTGTAGATGTCCCTGTTGGGTCTGGTGTAAAGGTACGCTTCAGATATCTCTGATTCGTGTTTGTCTCTTTCTTGTTTGGCAAGTTTGTATGCCTTTGCGATGTAATCTTTCATCTAATTACTGATTTGATAGGGTTTGAAAATTACTGCCTAGACCAGCCTCTTCGGCAAGTCCTAGAAGTCCACCTGACCTAGGTGTTATCAAACTTGATCTACCTCTTCTGCCCCTTCGTGACCTTTGTTGTGCCACTGCGGCTTTCTTCCTCTCCGCGGCCATTTCATCTGCCGCTCTCGAATCAGCATCCGCTTGTAGTTGTCTTTGGATTTTTAATTGTTGTTCTGCCTGCTCATCAGCACTTGGCATCTTTGGAGCCTTTGGTACACACATTAGTAGCCTCCTCCCAATACTCTGATCACATTCTGTGCAGTCCTGATCGCTGGTTGTAATAAACTTCTTCTCTGTGGAGCCGCTCCTAGTTCCTCTTCACTTACACCCAAAGCACTTGGTCTCTGTGTGATAAGGACACCTCTGCCTCTAGAGGCCGCTGTCCTGGTCTGTCCCACACCTCTGGCTCTACTTGACACAGGTGCCGATACTGGTGCCGGAGCAGGTGCCGGTGCTGGTGCTGGTGGTGGAGGAGGAGGAGGAGGTGGACTTGAACACATCATCTGTGCCACTGGTCCTTTGTACTCCGATGATAATTCTTCTATGATGTTGAAGTCTTTGTCCCAAACTAGTTTTGAATATACCTTCATAATTTTTTTTCCTTTTCGCGTGTGTGTTTATAATATCCCTTTCGCGTGTGTGTTATATTATAAATAATCTTGTCAGACCAATTATTTATGGCTCTAGTTAATTTTGAAACTGGTTCCAGAGCGTTGCAAGGGGTTGAATACCTTGGCAACTTTCGACACATCTACGGCTAAATTAGGCAGGTGACTTATTGCACCACTGGTTGCATCTATGCAGTCATCATGCACCCTAGGCTGTGGGAAGGCCTGCAACTCATCCATAAACGGTGTTTCCTTGACTCTCTCATGCACATACATACGACCAACCTTGATCAAAGGTTCCAACGTCTGTGCTATGAATACCATTTTGTTTTTTGATCTAAATTCCGCTACCACTTGCACCATCACTTTCATCTCACGTGCCACCTTACGCAACTCATTTGCCAGTGTGGCTGAAAAGTTTTCCTCCACGTACACGTGACTTATCTTGTGATAGGCACAGGCATGGATAATTTCCCTGCACTGTTCTGTGAAATCTTTTGTGTCCTTGTCCACCG